ATGGTCTCTTTGTACCCCAAAACGAGTCGATAAGTCATGATTAGTGATGATCAGGTCATCATTGGTGGGGTTACGGCTGAAACAGTCTCAGATCGGCCCACATCGGTTTTTTTGCCGGTAACAGCTCCACGAATCCACTCACCGCTCAATGATTTGCCCACGCGTGGCTTTGAATTGATTGATTTCGCTGACCAGATCATCCCGGGCGGCTTTATGCCGTGGCAAAAATGGCTGGCCGAACACAGTTTGAAAATCAAAAGCGATGGCCGCTATTTCCATCCGGTAACTGTGGCCAGCGTTGCCCGGCAAAATGGAAAGAGCACTTACATGATGGCCAGAATCATGATGGGGCTTTTCCATTGGGATGAATCATTGCAGGTTTCCACAGCTCACCGATTGGTCACATCGCTGGAGCAATTCCGGGCCATTGTGCAGATCATTGAGGAAAACGCGGATTTGGCCAATCAGGTCAAGCGCATCCGCTGGCAACATGGAGCCGAGGAAATTCAAACCATCAAAGGCAATCGATTCATCATCAAGGCCGGTGGTTCGGCAGCTCGTGGATTGTCAAAACCGGAAACCATCCACATGGATGAAATCCGGGAATTGCATGACATGGAAACATTTGCAGCTATGCGGTACACATTGATGGCCGCGAAAAATCCACAGGTCAATTGTTTCAGCTCGGCCGGTGATTCGCACTCAATGGTTTTAAATCAATTGCGCGAGCGAGGATTGGCCGCAGCTAGTGGGGCAAGCGATGATGTGGGCTATTTTGAGTGGTCAGCACCGACCGATGAAATCTCGTTGGAAAATGCAGCTTTTGCCAATCCCGGCTTGAACATAACAATTCACCCAGACAATATCCGGGCTGTTTTCAACGATCCTCCCGATGTAGTTATGACCGAGGTTTTGAACAGATGGGTTCAAACAATCTCCAGCGTGGTGGGGGCCAAAGAGTGGCAAGAGTGTGGCGATGAATCAATTGACCTTGATCCGGACAAGCTCACATGGATGGCGATTGATATTTCACCGGATCGCAAAAATGCTGCATTGGTGGCCGCCCAAAAACTCGGATCGGAAAGCTTTGTTGTGAAGCTGTTGCACACATGGGAAAACACCATCCAGCTTGATGATCGGGCAATCGCCAATGATGCTGCCTCATATTGTCGAAAGTACCCAATTGAGTATTTACTTTACTCGCGGCGCACATCGGGAGCCGTTGCAGCTCGTATGCAGCCGGCCGGTATCCCGATTCATGACATGGATGCCGACTATCCACAAGCTTGTGATGAACTATTGGGTGCGATCAATTCCGGGCGATTGAAACATCGAAATCAATCAAAGCTGACAGAGCAAATTCTTTCAGCTGTGCAATTGAGGCGTGGTGATGGTGGTTGGGTTATAGGTAGGCGTGCGAGCGGTACGGCTGTGGCCGCCGCCGTAGCATCAGCATTGGTCACACACTTTGCGACACGCCCAGAAACCGAAATCGACATTTTAGTGGGTTGATGCTTGACATTTTGAGAAAATCGTCCCATGGGATTATTTGATCGAAAGCGCACCATTGAAACTGTCGCGGTCACGCGCGGTGCTGATGTAGCTGCACAAATTGGGCCAGCTCCAACGCTGGATGCGTTTTTCCCATTTGGTGGAGCTGATTACATTGCAAGCCGTGAAGAAGCAATGAGCGTGCCAGCAATTGCTCGCGCACGAAACATGATTTGCAATTCAATTGCTACGATTCCTTTGATCACACGCGACAAAGACACCGGTCAAATTGTTGATCAACCTGTCGTGATTTCTGACCCGGATAAGCGCGTACCAGGAGCAGCATCATGGGTTTGGGCGTGTGAAGATTTGTTATTTACCGGATTTTCATATTTTCAAATCATTGATTTGTTTGCTGATACAGGCCGCGTGCGCCAAATGTGGCGCGTTGCTCCCAATCGCGTTGGCGTTTTCTTAAATTCAATCGGCACACAAATTGAGTATTACACAGTCGATGGATCTCGTGTGCCAATGACAGGTGTTGGATCACTTGTGGTGTTTTATGGCAACGATGAAGGTTTATTAAATCGCGCTGGTCGCACAATCCGCGCAGGTGCAGAGCTTGAAAGAGCTGCCGCAATGTACGCACGCGAACCGGTGCCATCGATGGTTTTGAAATCAAATGGAACAGCATTGCCAGCTGATCGAATTGCAAAATTGCTTGATGCGTGGGGCGCAGCTCGTAGAAATCGTGGCACAGCGTTTCTCAATGCAGATGTTGAATTGACAACAGTTGGATTTACACCGGAACAAATTGGCTTGAACGCTGCACGCGAAATCATTGCAACAGAATTAGCAAGAGCCGTGGGAATTCCGGCATACTTTATTGACGCGCCGACTGGATCATCCATGACTTATGCAAACGCCCAAACGGCGCGCCAAACTCTTTTGGATTTCTCATTGCTGCCGCTGATGAACAGCATTTCATCAAGACTTTCAATGCCGGATTTCACGCCATCAACACAGCGCGTGGAATTTGATTTGAAGGCATATCTGCGCGGATCAGAAAAAGAGCGTGCAGACATTTACAAAATTTTGTTTGAAATCGGCGCAATTACTACTGAAGAAATTAGACAAATGGAGGACATGATCTCATGAAGCTAACAACGCCAATGCAAATCACGGCAGCTGATTCAAATGAACGCACAATCAGCGGTCGCATTGTTGCATTTAACGAGCACGCAAATGCCTCAACCGGCAAAGTTGTTTTTGCTCGTGGATCGATTCAGCCACAGGATGTTTTTTTGAATCTTGAGCATGACAACACACGCAGAATTGGCAAGAGCATTGCCATGAGTGTGAACGACAAAGAAATGACAGCGACTTTCAAAATTGCTAACACAACAGCCGGCACCGATGCACTCACCGAGGCAATGGAAGGCCTACGCGATGGATTTTCAATTGAATTGGCTGTGGACAATTACGAAATGCAAAAGGACGGCACAATGAAGGTCATCAATGGCCAGCTCACAGCCGTTGCATTGGTTACTGAACCAGCTGTGCGATCTGCACGCGTTTCCGAGGTAGCCGCATCAGAAGATTCTGAAACTGAAACAGTTACAGAGACAACAAACCCAAATGAAGGAGACAAAGTGGAAAACACTACCGAACAAGCCGCTGTCGCCGTTGAACCGGTAGCAGCTCCCGAGGTCGCACCTGTACAGGCATCACGCCCGGCTTACTACACAGCTCCACGATCACCAATCGTGGACAAGGTTTCATACCTTGAGCACTACCTACGCGCAAGCGTTTTGCATGATGAGGATTCACGCCAGTATGTAAAGGCAGCTGATAACACAACATCAACAGCACCCGGCATGATTCCAACACCACAAAGCACACAGGTGATCAATGCACTTGCAAATGCTGATCGTGGTTGCATCGATGGCATTAGCCGTGAAACTTTAGTGGCAGAAGGCATGACATTTGAATTGCCTCGCGTTACAGCTGTTCCAACAGTTTTGCCAATTAACGAAAACGATGCAGTTACAGAATCATCACTTTCAGCAACATTTCTTTCTGTTTCTGTTCAGCCTTTCAAAGGCCGCGCTATCTCAACAGTAGAATTGATCGACCGCAGCCGGCCGGAATATCTGACAGCTTTGCTTCAGAATCTTGAATTTGCATATGCAAAAGAAACTGATGAGTATGCACTTGCAGCAATGCAAGCGGCAGTGACTACCACAACAGCACAGGCAGCAAATTCAGCAACCGGATTCCTTGGATACACATCTAAGGCAGCCGCAGCTGTTTATGGCGCATCACTTGGTTTTGCTCGTTCATTGATCGTTTCACCAACACAATGGGGCAACATCATGGGATACAACGACAATGGCGCACCTCTTTACAATGCAGCACAACCATCAAACGCAGCTGGAAATGTTCGCGGAGATTCATTGCGCGGTGTAGTTTCACCGGGTCTGAACCTTTATGTTTCACGCTCATTTGGTAACGCTGGAACAACAACAGCTGATGCCGATTCTTCAATGGTCGTTGTCAATCCAGATTCTTACACATGGTATGAATCTCCACGCTTTACGCTACGCAGCAACATCAACAGCGATGGAACCATCGACATTTTGTACTATGGCTATGGGGCTTTGGCCGCCAAGGTGCCAAATGGTGCACAATTTAACAACCTCCCATAAATCACTATCGGTAGCGGTCGCTCCCGAACGCTACTGACACGAAAGGAACCGAGATGCCTGCAATAGTTACAGCCTCACAGCTGAGAGCGATTTTGGGTGTCTCGGTTTCTTTGTATAGTGATGCTCAATTGGATTCTTACATTGATTCCGCTGAGCAGACTATTTTGCCTTTACTTACGCAATACCAATCATCGGTGACTTTTGCCAATGTGAGTGATTCCGTCATTTATTTCACCACAATGCGGCCAAATTATTTTGTGCCGGGTCAATCTGTTGTTGTTACCGGGGCCGGAACTTACAGCGCGACCTATACAGTCACCGATGATCGGATTGAGCCATACACATTTACAGCTGCAACAAATGCGGCTAATCGTGATTATCCATTGCCGTTTATTCCAGCGGCAACAGCAACATTGAGTGGATCATCGGCAGCGCAACTGTACGCATCCACACCACCAATTGAAAATGCAATCTTGGTTGTGGCGGTTGAAATTTTCCAGAGCATTACAGCTCCCGGCAACCAGATCATGTCAGACAATTTCCAGCCATCACCATTTATTCTCGGCCGCAGCTTGAGCAATAGAGTTATCGGGCTTTTAGGCCCGTTTCTTGATGTCGAAACGATGTGCCAATGAGCATCGAATCCGCAATTCGCACACCATTGAAAACAGCACTTTCGGGCATTGCTGCCAATGTCTATAACGGCATCCCAGAGACAATGACCAGCCCATCAATTTGTTTGATTCCGGATGCACCTTATTTAGAAAGCGTTTTGATTGGAAAGAACACAACCAAAGTAAAGGTCAATTTAACTGTCACGGGTGTTGTCGGTTATGCCAACAACGCCGCAGCTTTGGACAATCTAGAAACATTGATGATTTCAATCATTGCAGCAATGCCAAATGGTTACGAAGTCGGAAATGTCAATCAACCTCAACCTTTGGAAGTCGGTGCCGGTAAGTACCTCACGGCCGATCTCCAAGTATCCACATACTACAACCAATAGGAGAAAACATGGCCACAA